TTTTTTCTATATTATTATAATTCTCATCATCATATCTTTCTAATTTTGTTTGTTTAGATTTATCTTTCACTTGTTGACTTTGAAATACATATTCTACATTATATCTTTCTAAACAAGTTTTAATATTTTTTTCACTATTATTATAATTTTCATCATCATATCTTTCTAAGTTTGTTTGTTTAGCTTTAATATGTCCACAATTAGATGAACATGACTTTCTATAAGGTTTTTTTAAATTATAAAATCTTTTTTCTTTTCCACATTCACATATATTTTCATTATTTTTTAAAAAATATTTTTTATAATAATCTTCTTGACTTATTTTATGAGTATAAACATGAGCAGACATTGACCTATAACTTTTACTAATAAATCCACATATTTGACATTGTAATTTATTAGTTTTATCTATTATAATTTCTTCTTTTGGAAAATATTTATTATTATAATATTCTAAAGATAATTTATGAGTTTTTTTAATATGTACTGATAAATTACATTTCCTGAAAAATAATCTATGACATATTTTACATTCTATTTTATTCATTATAACCTTATTTTAATAATGTTTAATTTTATGATTGTTTGATAAAAAACTCCAGCGACTACGATTTATATTTTTCCCTTGTGGTCCGAACAAAATATTAAAAAATTTTATCGGTAATAATCGAACCATCTTCATCCGATTTACCAGGTAAAGTCTCAATGGAGATGATTTGCCTTTTCCTAATATATATTTTGCTATTTGTGAATCTGATTTTAATTTATCGTATGTTAAGGTAATAAATCTTCTTTTAATCATTTTTAAATTTTTAGTATTTTTCCAATCTAATTTTAAATAATTATTAACTATAATTTCAAATACTTTTTTCTTAACTTTTGGTGGTGTTATCCAATGTAAATTTATTCCTAACATATAAGATTCACCTTTCTTTTTATATGTATCTAACACAACTACTAAAGGAGAGGCATCAAATTTTTCCATTGTATCTTTTGTTTTTGGATCTTTATATTTATATACAATAACAGTACCTGGTGAAATATCTGAAACTTTTCTTAATTTTTTTCTACTAATAGCTTTATCTATTTCCGTATCTTGTGTTTTTTTTAATTGTTTTCTAATTTTTATTTCATATTGTTTTTTCTTTTTTAATTGTTTCCGTATTTTTATAATTGCTAAATCTAATTTTTGTTTTTCTTTATCTTTTTTCTTTTGTAAATCTTTTCTAATTTTTAATTCTATTTGTTTTTTCTTTTTAATTTCTTTTTCTATATTTTTAATTTCTTTTTCTATATTTTTAATTTCTTTTTCTAATTTATCTATTTTTTTCATATAACATTCTTCTTTTTAATTTTAAAGTTGTTTTTAATACTTATTTAACGCAATTTAAAACTTTTATGTATATTTTACTAACTAAACATTAAATCGCTTAAAACTGTGTTAAATCCCATCCATCTTTAATAGTTTCATATATGTCTATATAATATAATCTTATAACTCCATAATCACTACTCACAGTGAAATATATTTCATCATTATCTAAAATATCTATATGTGTAATAAATACTTCCGTATTCTTTCTAATTACTAATTTATTATTATAAAAATAATTTTTACTTGCTATTATCATTTTATTTATTCCCTTATATGTTGTTTTCTCATATTTATAAATTGTTTATAAATAACATTAGATAATAATAAATAAAATAATTAAAATAATGCTTGACTTTTGTTTCTATTATGTTATATTATAATTAGGTTACTATTTTATATATGAATATTGATAGTATACCTTTGATCTTTGGAATAGTTAGTTTAATATATATTGTTCATGACGGGAAACAGAAAAGGCTTATATATAGCCACCTACTGCGTGTGGACAACCAAAAATATATATTTAAATGTTGATACTATAACATTATATCATAAACTAAAAGGAATAACTAATATTGATATTTACAATTTTTCATTTTTAGCGATTCCTATAATTACACTACACACACTACATATACTATATATTATAAAACTAGTTACTAAAAATAAGTGAAATTTGAGGGTAATTAGTTATTACTATGTTTAGTAATTTAATATATTATTATTACATATACATTTTTACACAATAAAAAAATCCCAACTGAGTTTTTACACTTCACTACCATAGTGATCTTTCGACAATGTTGGGATTGATATTGTATGAATTGTTACATCAGTATTTTAATTCAGACACACATATCTTTTTTTTATTTTTTGTTAATTAAATTTTAATTTAGCAAGAAAAGATTCAGTAATAATTTTAAATTCAGATTTTATACCTTTTTCATTTTGTTCCTTACAGAATTTTTCTACTGCTTCCCATTTTGCTAAATTTTTTCTATATTCTAATATTTGAGCCGGATAACTAGGAGCATTACTTTTTTTAGGTTCTTTTGTTTTACAACCTGGTTTAATTTCACAATACCAATCTAATAATTTACCAGTTTTTACATTTTTTAATTTTACATAATTGTCTAAAAAATAAGTTCTATATTGTTTTTTTGAATCGACAATCATTCCTCTGTAAATTTGATATGGATAAAAATATTGAAAAGTTGTAGTTTCTGAATCCCAACCTATAACTTCCCAATCTCCAAATTTTCCTATTATATCTAAATATGAACAAAATCTAATTTCATAGCTTGATCTTAAAGTTATATTTTTTTCTTTATTGCCTATATATAATTCTGGTCTTGTTAAATTATTTCTAAAATCAAGTATTTGTTGATATTTATTTTGTTTATATACTTTAGATACAGGTTTAGATTTTTTTTTAACTTTCTTTCTAACAGTTTTAAATTTAGTTTTGTAGTTATTTTTAAGATATTTTTTAGGTTTAGGTTTATACATTATTAATTTATCCTTTTAAAGTCATAATAAGTATACTCTACAGTTAAAGAACAAGTTATATTATCTGTTGTAGTTATATCTAAATCAATGTCACCTAAATCTGTAATTATACTCTTAAAAAAAATAAATTTTGCTATTGGATTATTCTTACTTGATAATATTACTAAAGACATTTTAAATATTTTTTTGCTAGGTATAAGATTTCCTGTTACTGGATCGTGTCCTTCTGTAAAATTTTTATATAAAGTTTCATAATTTTTAAATTCGGAATCTATTATAACATTAATAATAACAGGACTGAAAATAAAACTACTTCCGGCTTTTTTAATAATTAAACCTTGGTTATGTATTTCTGATATATTTTGTATTATACTAGGAATATTAACTTGTTGTACATACAATTGAGTTTCTTTTAACCCATCATCTAAAACAAGCATATAATTACTGGTTTTTCCAAAAGTTATTTTTTCTGACATATTAAATTTCCCTTAATTATTTTTTATTAAATTTAATAACTGTGTTTGCGCCAAAGTATGACAATATAATAATAGTCAATAAATTTGAATATATGGTTTCACTAATATTTTTACTCATTAATAAATAAGTAAACAAACCAGTAAATGCAATAGTCAACCATAATTTTATAGATTTTAATTTCATATTGTAAAACTTTCTATTATTTGTAGTTGCTCTCTATAATTATTCATATCTATATTTGGGCAGGTTTTATTTTTATTAAATTCATAATGTCCATGCACATCATTAATTTTTAAATTATACTTCTTCATCAATTTTCTAACTAATATTAGACTTTCCGCTAATTGAACATCCGAAAATTCATCTACTCCAATTAGACATATTCCTATTGAATGTGAATTTTGACCTTTGCAATGAGCTGGAATTTTTTCAACATATCTACCAATTTGAACTTCACCATCTACATATTTATTATAGTGTTTTGATGATTCTATATAACCGTTACATATAACATAATTATAACCAATTTCATCAAAACCTCTCTCTAAATGCCATTTATTTATCAACTTAGCATCTCCAAACGCTGAATCTGAACAATGTATTATTATCTTATTTATATCTCTCATTTATATTCCCTCTATCTAAAATCATTTATTATTTCTTTTATATTTATTCCATATCCAACACCAATTGATGGAATAAATTCACCTCTCCAATTATACCCTAATATCAATGAAATATTAAATCTATCATACCAACTATAATATTCACCTTTATTAATATTTATAATATTATCGTAAATGCCCTTATAGACTAAATCATACATATTGCTTTTTGATTTCACTAACTGTTTATTTATATGTGCAACTGAATATAATAATTTATCATTTTTATTATAAATAGTCTGAACTAATATACTATCAGGAAATTTAATATATCTATATTTGAATCATTTATTAAAACTTCAACACTTTCTATTTTTGTTCTTGTTATATATATAGTTTCTAATTTGGTAATAAATTGTGATTGTGCTAATATCAATTTATTTTTTAGTGTGTCTATGTATCTTTTGGTACTATCAATACGAATATTTGAAATTGAATCATTCTGTTTTAATTTCTGATTTTCATATTCAATATCTTTCTTTTCATATTCTACTTGTTTATATAATCCAAGACCAATAAATAACATTACTATATATATTACTATGTTATAATTTTTCATTTTAATTTCCTATATTATGAATTATTCGTTTCAGATAATAATAAAGAACTTAAAATAGATTTAATATTTTTATATTCTGTATAAGGAATTCGTAGGAGTTCTATATTATTATCTATGCAATACTTATTTTTTATCTTATCATTTCTCATGGTTCTTTGATAAGATGTTTCTGTGGATTTCCTACCAATTCCATTTATTCTAATCGGTTGAAAATGCCCCCTTCCATCATATTCAATAATTAGATTAGCTTTGATAATATAGAAATCGAAAGGCAATCTTTGATTGCTATTAGTTATAGTTTTACAACCATCAAATCTTTTTTCTTGTTCATGTTCTATATTATTCGATTCTAACCACATTCTAATTACATATTCTCCCTTTGATTCTTTATTAGAACAAATACGACATCTATGTTGTCCATTTTTAAATTCAGAAAAAGTTGTTTTAAATATTCTACCACAACTACATTTAAAATCTAACTTCTTATTGGTATTTATATATTCATCACTTAATAATATACACTCTGAATTATCTTTTATATAATTAAAAAAACATATTCATAGGTAAATTTTTGTCTTTCCGATAATAGTCTATTAGAGCATTCATTACAGGTGTGTTTGTGCATATCTTTAAATTCGGCAAAACTTGTTTTAAATATATTACCACATCGTAATTCTAATTTAGATGAATTATTAATATATTTTTTAGATAATAATTCATCTAAATTAGAATGTTTTTCAATATAGTTTTTAATATAGTCTACACTAAATCGCATTCTTAATTTGCTCTATTATTCAAACAATTAGGACAAAGATGTAGGCTATTTTTAAAACTATAAAAAGACTGATAAAATATATTTCCACATGAACATATATAATTTTTAACTTTGTGTCACAATTTATATATGTTTTATCCATTAGTGTACATTTATATTTTTCTATGTATTTTTTAACATAATCAAAAGTCAATCTATTTTTATTTTGAGCTTGTTTCCTATTACAGGTATTACACAATCTTTTATTTCTATGTTTAAACTTATAGAATGTAGCTTCAAATATATTACCACAGGAACATTCAAACTTTAATTTGGCATCTATATTTTCATAATTACTAGATAATAACTTAACATTTGAATGTTCATCTATAATTTTTTGATTTGTGTAAATGTATATTTAGTCGCCATTATGCACCCGTACCTCCTTTTGATGTGAGTAGAAAATTCGCTGGGTCACAACCATCAGATCCCAATGGAGAAACTATCACCTGAACTGTTCCACTTTCTTGAAACTTAAATTGTAAATTTTCTAAATCATGTTGTTTTAAGCTAACACAAGATAAATCCAATAAATTAACTCTCCACATAAATTGTTTATCTGATAAGTTATTTTCGTAAAAATATCCATAAAAGCCATCTGTGAAAAATTGTGTTGTTGTGTCTTTTTCAATAGAATAATCAGCAGTTAAATCTTTAAAAGTCCAAGTTCCAATATTATCCCAAGTTACTTTTGGAATTTTAATCAATCTTGTTTTTGTTCCATTGGTTTCATTATTTAAACTATATATATAATCATCAATAGTAAACATTCCAACAGAATCAGAAAAATAAGCTGGATTATGGAATGCAGTATAAAATTCACTTTCCAGTGTTAATACATTACTAGAGTTTAAATAAATTTTATTAATATATGTATATCCTCCTGGATTACCGCTTCGAGAAAAGGCAAAAATATTGCGATGTGTATCCATGCAAATATTTCTAGTATCTATATTAGATGTGCCTGTAAAAGCTATACTTTGTATATTACTACCGTCTAAATCCATTACATATTGGGTGTTTAAGCTATTCCACCAGATTTTTGGATCTGGCTCTTTCGATATTATAGATTGTAAAGGTTTAGTAGCAATGCCAACAATCGAAATAAGTGATACTGTCAATGTGTTTATATTAACACTATACATACGCACACCATTAGATTCATCTCCAGATAGTGTATAAATCAATGTTTGAGATTTATCTATACACATTGTTATTGTTTCAGATGCTTGATCTATTGGTGAGCTTATGGTTATAATATTTTCGTTTGTTTTTTTAGCAACTTGGTGTGTATCAGTAAACCAAAATGAATTTCCATTCAAATCTCTCCAAACTCTACCATCTATGCCATTTGTCGTAGCATCTTGACTCAATGTTATTATATTTGTATTTAAATTTTCATTATATTCCGTTGTGATTAAACTCATATTATATTCCTATATTTTAAATATTATAATCCTTCTTGGTATAAAGCTTCGATTTCATCTGATGTTAATACTCTATCATAAAATCTCACGAGGTCTATTACTCCTTGATGATAAAATCTAGCAGGTGTATAACAAGATGCCATCATAAACCATTGGTCGTTAGCAAATGCCATATTTGATTCAATACTTCCCAAATATACTCCATCTAAATATAATTTAATATTAGACATTGTTTTGATAACATTTATCAAATGCCAACTATTATCATTTATACTATTTGTAGTTACTAAATTCCTATCACCGCCTGAATATGTACCAGACCACATTGCAAGTTTTCCGTTTGATGAGGTCAGACCAAAGTCTTTAACTGATTGAGTAGGGATTTCAATTCCCATAATAGCTGGATTATTCCAATAGGCATATCCAGTTCCAGATTCAGTTGTCTTTATCCATAAAGATATACTTAAAACTTCTCTATTTGCTGATATACTCAATGGTAACGATATATATTGGTCTGTACCATTAAACTCTAATGATGTATTTGATATATTATGAACACCATTTGTGCTTAGTGTATTAGTATTCACTGATGATGTCGCATTATAGTTTCCAGTTTCATCAATCACATTAGTGGTTGCTAAATTATCATCTAATTTATACGATGCTATATAATCAATTGGAATAGCGATGTTATAATTTTTTTCTGATATTACAGAATATGCGTATGTTTTACAGATAGCCTTTATCCACAATGTATCTGAATATCCTATAGGTGTAGTATATAAATTACTACTATCTGTTGGGTTTGTTGGTTCTGTTTCATCTGTTGTTATTGTGTAATAAATACTACCATTACCATTTATTATTACAACTCCTCCAACTTTAGTAATTGTTGGTGCATCCGCAATTCTCATTGATGTTACGCCTTGTATTGGAGCTGGATTTGGAAGTGAAATTTTAGCAATTCTCATTGAAAATGGTAAAGGTTCAAAATATATTTCAAATGTAACTACACTTTCATATCCACTAGATGATATAATTTTTATTTGTCTATCTATACCTGTTGAATAAGAAACATTCCAATTTAATAATCTATTAGTAATAGGAATACCATTTCCTATTATATTCCAAGTAGTTCCATCATAAAATTCAACTCTAATTGTATCGCTTTGTAAACCACTATATTCCCAAGTTATATTAATATTTGTGCCTGCTGATAGTTTATTAATATTTGGAAAAGTTATTGCTAAATAATTATTAGCTGTAGTAAAATATGAATTAACATCTTTACCTAAGTGTAAACCATTATCTGATCTAAAATTAGATTTAATAACCATTCTATATTTAGTTGTAATATCTAAATTATCCGTAGGTGTGAAAGTAAATTCAGTATCAGATATCTTAGTAATATTTCCTGAAATTTTTGTTGGCATTGTTATCTCAACCCTCTAGTGAAATAAGCATGATTATATCCTGTAGCATCTGTATACATATCTTCAAAAGACGATATCATATCAGAAGTAAGCAATACATCATCACGAAAAATTTTAATACCTTCATCGTCATAAATATATATATCGCCATCTTTATTGGAAGTAATATGATATATATCTGTATATTCTGGAAGAGTATATATCTCAACTACCTCAAGAGGATTGGTATTGATTATTCTCATCAATTTCGTTATCCCACTCTGATCGTTTTGACTAATATAATAGAATATACCCAAAGAATTTATTATCGAAACTCCCCTGACATCTTCATTTAATATTGAACTTTCTAATGTTATTTGATTTACAATTCTTATCATTTTGGGTTATCCACTTGAGTTAAAATATTAACAAAACCATCTTTAATTGTAATGCTTGTTGGTGACTCAAATTCTATAAGATTTAATGATGTATCAATAGTAGTATTGGTATTTGTATCAAACCGCCTTAATACATAATCATCATCTATTGACTCACAAAACCATATAAAGCCATTATCATCTAATAAAATATTGGTCTCTATTCTACCTCCAAAACCTTGTAATATAGTATTTGTTTCTGTCCATGTTTCAATATCATATTCAAAAACGGATATAGCTATTCCTATTTCAACATAGTACTCAATAACAACATAAAATTTACTACTATCCGAATTCAATAACAAACTATTATAGTATTCTTGCTTAATAATTCCCATAATAGAAATAGTATTACTAATTGGATTATATTTCTTTATCACCATATTTCGGCTTTCATCTATACCAATAAAGTAAAACACTCCTGTATTAGAATCCCGAATAATATACTTTCCATTATTATAATCAACTACACTATTTTGTATTAGAAGTTCTTTTCCTAAATAAATTAGGTCATAAACAGTATCTTGTCCAGATGTCATAAAATCCTCGTTTAATTAATATTCTTCACATCCCAATATCATAATAGTTTCACCATTCCAATAATCAGAAACACTATCACCAGTCGTAAACACACTTTTAAAATCACCATTTAAACTAATTCCATCATCAGATTTAAATTCTTTACTAACAACCATTTTATATTTAGTATTGAGATCTAAATTATCAGTTGGTGTGAAAGTAAATTCAGTATCACTTATTTTAGTAATATTTCCATTTATTTTTGTTGACAAAATAATTCCTATAGTTTTTATTTGTATTATAAAATAACAAATGGCTTAAAAAATTAAACCATTTGAATAATGTATTTTTTTAATCTTTCCAAAAATACCCATATACTCTTAAATTAGAAATAACTACATTACTAACAAAAGTATCTTCAGGATCGGTTCCCATTCTATATAAACTTAATACTATTTGATCCCCAGATGACAATTTATCAATTGGAATTGAAAATTTAACATCTCTTCTAGCTAAATTATTTCCTGATTGAAAAGTATCTGTCCCTTCTAAATGTACAAAAGGAGCATTTCCATCATAAACAAAATCTTTAGTTATTAATGTATAATTAAGTCCTAATTTAATTGTTCCAGCAGTATTACCTTTAGGATAACCAGTTACTTCTAATACTAAAGGAATACTCGTATCCATTCCTTCCCTAATATTTATAGGTATTATAAAACCATCTTCAACACCTACTTTAAATTCATTATCTTTTAATTCCATTGTGGTACCAGTCGAAATTAAAATATTTTCATCGTCAGGCAATATATCTTTATTTGGAATAGTATTTTTTAAACCATTTATAATATCTCTTGAAGTTCTTGCTCTTCCATGATGTTCAATTACACCATCAGCACCAATTTCGGTTTTATTTGGATTTATTTTTATTTGTTCTATTCTTGAATCTGTACTTATGTCACTTGTTATTCTTATTCTTATCCAATATTTAGTATAATCAATTCCATTTATATTTAATGTTACTTTATCCCAGGTAATAGGTAAAGTATCTAATGGATCATGTCCAAAATTACAATGTTCAGACCCAACTACACTACCTAATAAATTTCCTCTTTGTTGATAAGGATAATCAGCATCTCTGGTCATAAAATACATTGATTCCCAACTACTAGATGTTTGTAAAAATTCAGTGACTACATTATCACTTTCAATATCTCCTAAAATAGTTGTCTTAATTTTTAAACCTGGAATTTTATAATCACTTCCAATTAATAATATTTTACCAGTAGTTATTCCTCCTAATAAACCTGTCGTACTTCCAGAATCACTTGATAAAATATTAGTATCGTCTGTTGCGGAAGTTATAACTAAACCAGTTTCATTTGCTATGTCATAATGCCAAGCAGAACCAACTTTCGGAGTTCCTAATGGAGAAGTATCTTCTTTTCCTACTCCATAACTATCTCCTTCACCAACAACAAATTCTTCTCCTAACATAGGTTTACCAATACTTACCTGTTTAGTAAAAATAGTTCCTTCATCATCTGTATCATTAATAATTTCCATATATGGGTTTGTTAATGGTTGTATATTATAAGAATCATCACTCTTTTTATATTTCAAATTTAATTGTTCATTTGATTCATCTATAAAAATAGAATATTGTGAAGTACTTAAATTAACATCATTTATAACAGAAACAGGAAGTGGTAAAGTAGCATATTCACCATTTACATTTAATACATCTTCAATTATTATTTTACCTTTTGTTGAATCACTTGTTGAAGATAAAGTTAAATTATCACTTGCTTCACTTCCACCTATAAATGTTTCACCACCCGAAACACCATTTTTATTATAAGTATAATCTATAATTTTATCGGCTGACCATAAATCAGTATCAGTACTTCCTGAATCATTTATTTCTCTATGTTGATTAATTGTGTAATTTGTAAGTGAATTATGATCAATTAATCCAATATATAAATAACTACCGGTATTTGTTAAAATACTTTGTCCATCGCCTGTGTTTATAACCCCATTTAAAGCAGTTATATTGCTATGTGTATGTTGTGCTGTAGTATTAGCTAAAACTTCTGTGTTGTTGGTTATTGATGCTTGTAAATCAGTTATATTAGTTGATATATGTTCGTGACTAGTTTCAGCCTTAGCACCATCTAAATAATTAAAATTTAAATTTACTAAAGTGAAAGCATCAAATGGTGTAGCACCATTTCTTTCATCAGCACCACCAATTGGTATGTTTGTAATAGACATTTTCTATCCTTATTTTAAAATTATGTTTCTATATAAGTTGTATCTGTTCGCCACAATGGGTTCACGAAATCATCAACACTGTATAAATCATTATTAGTGTCTATAGTAAAATCATCATACGCAAGTTCTAACCATATTTTAGTATCATTCAAATCATTATTATTAAAAGCTCTATTAGTTTGTATAGTAATAACTTGATTTATTGGTATGTCAATTGAATTATTTACTGGATCTATATAAGTAATTCTAAAATCACCTATATAAGTATTATATTCATATTGTTCAGTTATAGATAATTTTAGAATAACAGTCAAATAATTACAATTTGGAATTTCTTTGACAAATTTAATTTGACCATTTTCATAATACATATAAGGTATTAAATTAGAATAATCATGATCTTCTATAAAATATAATTTTTTATTATCAACATTATTTACATCTTTATCTATTTTTAACATATTAGTGACAACTTTAAAACTAGAACCATTTCCAATAATATTAAATCTAAAATATTTTTGTTTTCCGTCTATTGTATTAAACATAATATTTCCTTATTATTTCATTTAATAATTTTATTCTTTGATTCTATTTTCAATATAATGTTTTTATTTATAATCTGTTCTATGTTACTAATCTTAATTCCAGTATAAACAAAATTAAAAATAATACTAAAAAACATAAGAACAAAAACAAATATATATATTTTATTATATCTCATAAAACTTCCAATGTGTGTATATATATCACCCAACATATTTTTATTAAAATTTTCTATTTTTTTATCATAATCAATTAATTTATCACTATGTATTTTTTGATTTTTTGTTTGTGTTTCTAAAATATCCAAAAGACCGATTATTCTATTTTTAATATCTACTAATTGAGTTGTTACATTTATTTGACATATAGTTCTATCTTTTTTTATTTGTTCAACATCTTTTTTTATATCTATCATTTTAATCCTCTATTATCGTAGAATTTGTCAAATCTTTTATTATATTAGTTTTTGTTTTAATCTCAAAATCTAGCATATCGTTTGGTATTTCCCAATTTTCTAATACATCACTCAATTCACCATTTAATGATAATATATCATCTATATGTATAAATGCTTCATCGAAACCCCATATAAAACTATTTAATATAACTTCGGTTATTATTAATGGGTCTCTATTAAATAATTTGGCATTAATAGTTTTTTTTGCACTGGATAATACTTTATCTACTACTATATAATGTAAATTAGTTATTTTATCCAAAAAATCTTTATTCATTCCTAAATGTACACATCTATCTGTATACTTTTTGACTGACTCAATTATAACATCATCCCAAAAATCATAATTCACATAATTATAATACTTGTCTTCATCGAAATCTACATATGCATTTTTCAAATTGTCTAATAATTTAACTATATCAGTACAAAATATTCCAGCTTTGTTTGATAACCATAATCTAGCATTCCATATTCTTTTCTTTATATCATCATCTGAATATTTATTCTTATCAAAAATATCAAACATATCATCTCTACTAAATCTTCTATTCCACTTTTTTAAATATGCAACTATAGTTATATCATCTATAAATCTATAATATCTTTCTTTTCTTTCTTCTCTATTATAACCAGTAATTTCTTTTGCTGATTCTTCTTTTTCTATATCTCCGAGTCTTCTGAAATTATTTTTAATTTCTATGTTAGATTCAAACAAACCTTTTATTTTAGTAAGTATCATGAATGGATCTTTATCTATCAATTTCTTTATAAAATAAACAAATATCAATAATGCAGTAAAGGATATTATCATGATTAAACTATTGTCCGTTATTAATTTTGTGATTGTTGCTAACATAATAAAAATCCTTTTATTAATATTTATATTTTTTTAAATGTGAGTTATCCCAAGCTTTTTTACCACCGACAAATACACCTATATAATAAATGTTTGCGATCGTGTTTACAATTTTTCTTTGTATATAATACTTGCTTACTATATAGTATTTATAAAACTGATAGCGTTTAATATCTAATTCTTTAACCTTATTATTATACCAAATTTTAGATATAGTTTTTATGTTTTTTCTTAGATTTGTATCTGATATTTTTTTAGATTTTTCAAATATATAACATAAATCGTGGATTTTGCAAGCCACACAAAACACAATCCCAAATATTTCATTCGGGATTATATATGCTAATATACCACTTCCACAACCGTTAGTATTATTTTTTATATAATTGTTGGATAGTGTATTATAAAATTTATTATATGTTAGATATTTTGAATATTTATTTAATTGTATTAAATTCATATATTATTCCATAATATCTGGTTCATACTCTGCTTTCTTAGTAGCTATAGTAGATGTGTATGTATAGATATTAGATAAGTCTTCATTACCAAACTTAGTAATAATCTGTCTAAGCTCCGTATCTTTTATTCTAGCATCTCTGCCAATATCAGTACTCTTGTATTCTATAAGCACTAAGGCTTTATCGTCCTTGGTCATGTAGGTCATGAACCAATCCTTAAACTTCAAGGGTACTGGATTGCCTTCTTTATCTAAATGTCTATACCAGTATGGAAAATCATCTGGTACTAACTCATCTAATAATGAAGCATCTATCTCTACATAGAACATAGTGTCATCTAACTTTACTCCTTGTGAGTATAATAACTTGAAAGCATCTTCGTATAGATCTCCAAACATTATGTTAGTCAATCCTTCATTGTCTACGAATCGCTCCCTATTCTCAACCATATACTTATTAAGCATAGGTTGTAGCTGTGGAATTGATAATAGTTTCTCTGCTGTTGCTCTTATATACATAATAACCTCTATGGTTTCTTAATAAATTTATTTACTCTTGTTAAATCATTACTTAGTTGTTCTTTATACCTCACTATATTCTTTATTTTATTAGTCTTATTAACATCAGCAAATTCTTTGTGATCATCTTCTTGATCAAACTGTAATTCACTAGGATTATACTCTTTAACATCTCCTGATATATCATAAATAAACTCTATATCTTTATCTACCTTACGCATAGTAGGACTAGAGTATCCAGATAAGTTATTCTCTGAATTGTTTAACCAGCTACCAGCAGTGTTTCTACTTTGCCAAGTATAACCTGTTATAGTATCTCCCTCTGTTTTAATACTATTGCCATTTATATTAAAAGGTATTCTTAGCTCTGTACTACCTGCGTCTTTTGTCCATAAGTCGAATCCATCTATTAAATTGATAGGTCGTAATAGTCCGGTGTCATCTTGTTGCCAAGTATCATCGTCTACTGTACCAGCTATTATTAAATGGTTATCGTTTACCCTATCATATAAAAAATTGCTATTACCCTCTCCAACACTGTAAATACTTCCGTTTGAAAGTTCGAAACTTGCAAGTGTTCCATGTGTTGCATCAATTCGATTTTCTAAAATTGTAAGAGTTGAAGTTCCTACTTTTGATATGATTGTCTCGTCTCCAGCTAAAATCCCAGTTAGATAATTAGTACTACCATCAAACTTTAAATAGTTAGTTCCTATAACTCTCTCATTATACTTTACTCTACCTTTATAGACTGTATCGCAATCAGCCACTGTTGGATTACCAGCTAAATCTAAAGGTATAAGTCCATCAACACCAGACTTTAGAGCATAGCCAATCTCATTGCATCGGCTATCTTCTCTAGTTTTATCTATAGCGTGAAATCCTGATATAGTTCCGTGTATTGCTCCTGTGATGTGTGATGTGTCGATTGATCGTGATATGTTGCCAGCCTGTTCTTCACAATTGAAATTATATTTACCAATGATAATATTTTGAATATATCCCTTAAATGGATAAGTTAGTGCAGTACTCATATCACCGATAACATCAATGGTTATTGTAGTAACATTACCAGAATCACAAGTCCCTATTTTAATGTTGTCGATATAAATATCATAATTAGCGGGTGTGATTCGAACTACTTTGAAATTAATTATTTTATCTTGTTTAGTCCAATTGACAACTCCTGTTGTGCTACCACCTGTATACACCAAAAAACTGACACCATTGTATCGAATACCTTTATTTATAGAATTAATACCCAAAAAATATGCAGTTGTTATATAATTAGTACTACCATCAAAGTACCAGCACCTACCGGCTTGAATTGGTCTTGTTTCCTTACCAATCTTGTCTACTAATTCATATATGCCGGTATTCGCATTCTTAGTTACTTCTGATTTCTTATATGCTAAATGATGTACCAAATTCTCTTTGGGTGGTTTTGTGACACCAGCCCCATTGCAATATTTTAAAATAAATTCTTCACTATTCATTTATTTCTCCTAAAATTGTAGGTTGATTAAACCTGGACTCACAGTACTTCCATCTAAATTTTTAATATTGTAAATCCCCCTACCTATATATTGACTTCCACTTACATAATATCTTTCTGTGTATGTATCATCATAAAAATAAACTCTATATTTACCATCAACATCCTCTGTTGGAATTAAGTGATCTAATTCTAATTCAAATTTAACACCACCTAAACTATTTAAATCCGTACCTTTCTTTGTTAAACTCATTTATAACCTCTATTTTTATATATATTCAAGTTGGTATTCCTGTAAAAGTTGATATTCATCTATCGCTATCATTAATTGTTTTCTTCTTAATATTATTTCTTCTGTTAAATCATTAATATCTATTTCATCTATTGTTATTGTTTCTATTATAGCATCAAGGTGATCATTACAATCATTTATTTTCATTATCATACTCCTAATTTATTATATATTTGTATTTATAAATTACATAAAAAAAGTCTAATATTTCTATTAGACTTTTTGTGTAGGTATGCGTGTTTATTTATTATGATATTAATTTTATAAATCTGTCAATTTATTTTTATATTTTTTAAATGTTCTATTAGTATATATACTAACTTTTCTTAAATATAAATGATAGTCATCTAATCTTTCATCTGGACACATATTACCATTTTTAATTCTAGTTTTACTAATTTTAATAGATGCTCTTTCGTAACTATTTAAACCATTTTTATCTATATTATTTAATTTAGTTTCTTTACTTTTTATACCTTGTCTTTGAAAACCATTTAATCCATTTTCATCTATATTATTAATTTAGATATATTAGATTTTAATGCAGATCTTTGATATCTATTTAATCCATTTTCATCTATGTCATTTAAGCCACTTTCTTTAGTTTTCATTCCACCTATTTGATAACTATTCAAACCGTTTTCATCGACATTATTTAATTTAGTTTCATTACATTTTATACTTGATCTTTCATAGCTATTTAAACCATTTTCATCAACATTAATTAACGATGTTTGATGTTTTTTATTTCTAACTTCAATATTATTATTAGAACATTTATGTGAACAAAATTTACTATATCCTTTATTTAAAGTTAAAAATTTTGTTTCTTTATTACATTCTACACATATACCTTCATTTTCTTTTCTAAATTTATGTGTTCTAATAAACTACCACGACATGAATATATTTTATTACATACTTCACATTTAATTTTATTCACAAAATTCCTTTTATTAATTATTTTTTTGTATGAACGATCTTGACAATAGATTTTCAGGGTTTCCTTTTGTTGTTCTGTTAAAAATCTTTATATGTTCTAAAGATAAACTAGACAAGGGTATTATTGCGTGTCTAAGTTGTATTTCAAGCTGTAATAATTTTGCTATATAAAAAGCATCAATAATATCTTCATAAGGTGATTTATGTATTTTATCACTGGGAAATATAAATCTTTCATTTTCATTTAATTTCATAAAATTAACTAACATTAAACTTTTATCTGCATTTCCTCTACCAGTTGCATATAATTTTATACTCGCAATATCATATTTTC